CTTAGTTACTTCTTTTATAGACATCAGTTCTCCTTTACTAAATACTTAAACCCGTACCTTTCTACTACGAAATCTACTACGAAATTGTGGTCAACGACCTCCGCTTCTCCGTTCGGGAGTAAGCGGAAAACATTGATAATAAGAGCCTCTTTCTTTTCCGCTTCCTCAAGTAAAAGCTTTTCTTCAATCTGCTTTTCTACCTGGTCTACCGTTTGAACCAGCTTAGGCTTAATTTCTTCAAAAGACGAAGTCCAAAACACCGCTTTTATAAAAAGCTCTGTAAATGTGTCTTCATACAAGACTGATACTAGGTATTTTTCCACTGGCTTCTCCTTGCTATTAATTAAGTGTTTAAGCAGTTTAATGACTTGCTTAGGTCAAGTAATTACTGAAATTTGTGGTCAACAACCTCCGCTTCCCCGTTCGGGAGTAAGCGGAAAACATTGATAATAAGGCTTTCTTTTTCCTCCCCTTCCTCGAGTAGAAGGTTTTCTTCAATCTGCTTTTCTACTTGGTCTACCGTTTGAACCAGTTTAGGCTCAATTTCCTCAAAACTGGAAGTCCAGAATACTGCTTTTGCGTGGTATTCCATAAACGTGTCTTGATACAAGACTGATACTACGTATTTAGCCATAGTTTCTCCTTGGTTAAGTATTTAAGCAGTTTAATGACTTACTTAGGTCATTAAACCGGAATTATCAGAATGCTAATTTTGGAGGAAATCTCTCGTCTATGGCATCCATTAGATTGTCGTAGCAGTCGTACGGAAGCTCCAGACTCGATTTAATCCTAGGATTTCCGGTCACCTCAAACGCTAACTGCATTAAGTCTTTTCCGGAAATCTTGCGGATTTCCATTATCTCCTTAATTTCCTTTAGCTGCTCATTGGTGAGTCTAGTGAATCTAGGCTCCTGAGTTTCAGATATTATTTTCTCGGGTTGAGATTGTTGAGTTTTCTTCTTGGCGTACTCATCTGAATCTGCATCTGGCTCAGATGTATTCAGATTCAGCAAAGCCATTAATAAATACTTTCTTGCGTAAGTCATAGCTGCCCCGACGCGCTGAGGCTTTTCCATCTCTTTTTCTGGATTGTTATCTATAAACAACCCAATGTCCACAGAACTGGACATGGACTCTCCACTAGAGTGCCATAAAGTACACTCCATGTTACCATCTTTGCACTGGAAGGAGACTACCAACCCGTTTTCCAGTAAAACGGGTTCTACCACCGCAAGTATGTCTTGCAGTGTTACATAAGAATATTTCCTCTTTGTAGAGGTATTCTCAGCCTCTTTTGTAACAGGCTTAACTAACTTCTTAGCTGTAATCAATGCGCTAATTAGGTTTTGCATGACGGCTCCTGTTGTGATATACTTAGTTTATTTATAGATTACAGTCAATAATTTAAGTTGTCAAGTAGTTCGAGAAAATAAAGTATGACACAACGGAAAAGCCCAGAAAAGCAGAATAATAAACAAGAACAATGGGATTTAGACAAGTGCCGGGAAGCATTTATGCGCACTGACGACCTAACTATAAAAGACTTATCAAAAGTATCTGGAGTCTCGGTTAAAAGATTAACGTATTGGAGTAGACAAGGCAAATGGCCACTACTAAGGGAAGCGCAACAAAAACTTAACTTACAGCCTCCTGAAAAACATAAAAACCCTATAGACGAAGTAGATAGATCATTTGATACTCGAGAGGAGAACTTGAAGTGCTTGGTACTTATACGTGACTTCGCAAAAACTATAGTAAGTATTCACGCCAAAGAATTAAACAACAAAATGACTGCAGCACAAAGCAACACAGAGCTTGTACAATATGCTAAAACACTAAATACACCAGATATAATTAAATGGATGGATGCGTTGCGAGATAGTGTGACTGCCATAGAAGAAACTATGGGGCTACAATATATCACAGACATCAATGCTGCGTATAGACGGTTAGAGTCCGAGGGCTATGTTATAGTGGAGTCAAGTGTCGTAGAGTAACAATAGTTAAATATGCTTATAAGTAAAGTTTTTCACTGTCCGGTAGCAGACATTATTCCTTATACTCAAAATGCTAAACTGCATCCGGATACTCAAATAAAACAAATAATTAATAGTATTACGGAATTTGGGTTTAACGACCCTATAGCAGTCGATGAAGACATGATTGTACTAGAAGGTCATGGACGTTTATTAGCTGCTAAGCAACTTAAATTAGAGTTTGTCCCAGTTATTAAGATTACTGATTTATCAGAGCCTCAAAAGATAGCATACAGACTTGCCCATAATAAAATTAATGCTAATTCTGGGTTTAATCCGGAACTACTAGAAGTGGAATTTGGTCTATTAGAATCTTACAATTTCGATACAAGTTTAACTGGATTTTCCGCACTAGATATTAATATTTCTGATGCTTTTAACGACACAGAGCAACTAGAAAGCGAACTAGAACAAATTCCAGATTTATTACCAGAAACACAGGAAGGATTTAAGCGTAAATGCCCTGAGTGTGGACATGAGTGGACGGAACCACGTAAACCTAAAAAGAAATATTAATGCTAATACCAGGATTAAGTCCAAAACATAAAAAGAAGATTAAAGAAGCTACTCAACGTATAAATGCTGGAGTTAAGACTACTACCGTAATCAAGAATTACTACCAAGTCCCAGAGCAATATGCTGAATTCTTGACAGAATGTTGTAGAATCCGGTCAGGCAATAAATTTGTACCATTTTTACCGTATGAATATCAAAAAGTTATTTCAGATTTAATAGACCGGTATCGCGGTATCATGATTTTTAAAACTCGCCAACTTGGTGCAACGGAATGTATATCCGCCAAGATGCTACATAAAGCATTGCTCAATCCTGCTTATGCTTCAGCGGTATTATCCTTGGGGCAAAAAGAAAGTAGTAACGTTGCTGTGCGTATGCAGGGTATGCCTTCTAATGTTAAAAACCTATCTTTTGTAACTAAATCTAAGACTGAGATTCACTTTGAACATGCTGGTAAATTGTGGTTTAGACCAGCTACGAATAATGCCACGCGGTCTTTAGAATCTATTGCAGATATATTCTTTGATGAGGCTGCGTTCCCCCAAAACTTTGAGGAAATCTATTCTGCTTCCACTCCATCCCAGGAAACCGTTGGGGAGGATGCTAGAACCATAATCGCTACCACAATGTCGGAACTAGGTAAGTTAAGCACTTTCTGGCAAATGTTTGATAGTGATAATCCGTTTGATGCAGAAGAGGCTGTAATACGCGTCAAAGACGGCAGGGAAGAACCATGTTTTTGGTGGGAAGATAGTAATGGCTGGGCTAAATTGATACTGCACTGGAAGGCGCACCCAGTCTATTCCCAGATACCAGATTTCTTACAGAAAACTAAAGAAAAACGCAAGCTCACAGACGCTAAACTACAACGAGAGTATAATCTTGGTATTCCTAGCGCAGGAGGCTCTTTATTCTCTCCTGAAACCATATCTAATTGCGCTATTGGTGCATGGGCATTACCGGAACCAAGTCGATATTATTTAGCTGGTCTAGATCCTAACTTTGGTGGTACAGATTATTGGCAATATGTAATAATTGATATTACAGAACTACCGTATAAACTAGTAGCACAATACAGGGAAAAAGGCAGGCAAGCTCCATATTGTATAGAAAAGACTCTTGAGTTATCAGATGTATATAACCCTGTCTTAATGGCTATTGAGAATAATTCCGGTGGTTCTGTAATTGCTGCAGACATAGCTAACCAGCGTCCTGGCTTAACCATTGAAACCGTACAAACCACACGTGTCTCAAAGGTGGAAAATACGGATAGATTAGCACTGATGATGGAACAGTCTGAATTTATATTTCCGTTTGAATGGGAAGGCGTTACTGAATTTCGTAACTTTTCTTTGCAGTCAAGGAGTGCTGTGTCTGGGCATGATGACTGCGTTATGTCTCTTGCCGTGGCTTTTGCGGTATTAACTACTGCTTTAAAACGTCGTGGCACAAAACTAGAAGGTAATTTAGGTACAGTTGTGCCTAGGACTTCTAGCAGGTTTAGGTAATAATCAAAAAGTAGTTTCAATATAGAATCAGGTTTTTGCAAGATATGGAGATAATTTTTCCTGACAGATCTGGTGATTCTGGTAAACGCAATAAAGTCGGAAGACCATCTAATTACGATAAAGCAATACAAGAAGGCAAGGATAATCCAGAAGATTATATTACAGAATATATGAAATATACACACGGATTAGGATACGAAAAGCCAGGCTATTGCGCTTTCTGTGGTACGCAACTAACTACTTTATCTTTACTCAAGATAGGATTTAAAAAAGCTTGTAGGCGTTGCTATGACTTATCTCCTGTTGGTATAGCGGAAAAAAGACGTAAAAGACAGGAAGCGAAACTTATGCGAGAAGGACAATTCGGGTTTGAAGATACAGAGAAATAAACTCACTGAAAATCAAAAAAGTGTACCAAGTTAATTAAAGTAAGTAAAAAACATAGAATCAATCGAGGCAAAAGTATATACTAATAATAGCTAACAATAGTTAAGAATAGTTAATAATGGTTAATGCAGATATACTTAATTACCTAACTGTCTAGTATACCTAATATGCCTAATTATAGTAAGTTATTTCAACAAATTTGGCGGTTTTTTCGCAGGTCTTCTACAAGTGAATTAGAGGGCTATAGACAAGCTATATTCTATCCAGGTTCCACTTTACGTGCTAACTACGACTTACCAGAAGTCCCAATACGTCCCACTTATGGTGATTTAAATCTATCCTATGAGCTGTTAGAAGCGTATCACTGGAGCTACGAGTATAGGCATGCTATAGACACAGTGGCTTCGGATTGTTTCCAGCAGTTACAGGGACAGATTGGTAGTTGGTTTGTAGAAGACGAGCTTTCTGATGGTACAAAAGTTGCGCCAGAAGTTCTAGAAGTTGCTCAAGAGTTATCTACCGCTCGTTATGGCAAAGATTTAATTCTTGGAGGTGATGCACTTATGCGGGCAGCTATAGAATGTCTGGCTTTTGGAGACAGCTTCATTGAATTGGGACTAGAAAAATCTGGGCTAGGTAAAAATGACTGGGATATTGCTTCTGCACAATATTTACCAGTGTTTAGCGTGTTTGTAGAAAAAGATGCCCAAAGTCGGACGTTAAGCTATATACAACGTACTAGATTATCACCTTCGGAAGACGATGTGTTTTTTAACCCACTTAAAATCCTTCATTTTAAGTACAAGTCTCGCGGGCTATATGGCAATCCCATAGGTTTCCCATCACTAGAAGCATGGCGTAAGTTCAAGGAGTGTTCTGTGGCTCTAGAAACTGCAGCTAGGGATGTGGCTATTGTCCCATGGTTGCATATTTTACCAGAAGACAAGACTGAAAAAGACCGCATAGAATATATGCAACGACACGAAGCCATGGCTGCTAGTGGCATTATAACCAACTTATACCTAATGAATGGTGCAGAAGTTAAGAAGGCGACTATAGCTGCAGGAGATACGCTTAAACCATTGATGGACTATTGGCTACAATTAAGGTATATGTGCATACCACCTCGTATACCAGCTTGGTTATTTCCAGGTATGCTGGATGCTAATGGAGGTGCTAAAGATTTAAACGGACAACCTGCTTTAACTTATTCACGCTTAATCTCGGAAGTGCGCTCTTTATTGGGTGAGCAAGTTCGTTGGGCGATAAGCATGAAATTGGTTTTGCGTTACGGATATGACTTTTACTACGCAAACCGCAGATTTGATATTTGTTGGCCAGAATGGATTTTAACGCCTCTTACTGACTACGCTCAAGAGTTAAGAGTTACAGAAGAACCTGCATCGGATGAAGGGGATGATACGGAGGACATGGATGACATGGAGGACATGGATGACATAGAAGAATTAGATAAGGCTAAGAGCAAAAATAGACGCATAAGCAGGAATATTCCAGGGAGAAAAAATGGACGCAAAATTTAAGCCGGAAGTACCTTCTAAACTACCAGATGCAATGCAGATACTAAGAGCATCGCAGGTTTCTGTATCTGATGTGGACTCTGCGGTAAAAGATTGGGATGATTCTTTTCCTGGGTATGCCGGTCTATTAAGTGCCTTGCCGATTCGCGAATCACAAACAGAAGATATTGGTATCTTAAATGCGTTTATAGACACTGGAGGTGATTAATGTCACAATTTGCCTTTGATCCTAAAACTCAACGTTTTAGATACACTTCCGGGACTCGTACTGGTAGGTTTGTATCTCGTGCAGATGTACAAAATTTAGTAGAGCAAAAAATCAAAGACACAAAACAAGATATTGCTACTATAACTAATTTATTGCTGCAAAATAAGATTACAACAGCTACTTGGTACGACACTATGACTGAGGCTATCAAGAAAGGACAGACTCAGGCTTACTTAGCGGGCAAAGGTGGTACATATCAGTTCAAAGCACGTGATAAAGGCATAGTAGGTAAAGCATTGGTTGACGAGTATATGTATTTGCGTAGGTTTGCTCAAGACATAGAAGACGGAAAATTGTCACCCAATCAAATACGAGATAGAGCGTCCAAATACGGAGATTCTTTCCATAAAACATATGAACGCGGTAGAGCGGAGGCATACAAAGAAAATGGCTATAACTGGGAGCGTTGGGTTACCTCACAAGACGAAAAAACTTGTCCAGACTGTGTGGGTTACGGAATTTTATCCTGGCAGCGAATAGGTAGTTTACCTGGTATCGGTACTGCTACCGCTTGTAAGATGCGGTGTAGGTGCTTTAAAGAATACTCTAATGAGTTAAATAAACCGAATCTAAACAACTTTTTGCTTACTACTAAAATGGGATGGTTAAGATAATGGTTAAGATAATGCCTGGAATTAATGAAGATATAAATGAAGATATGATGGTTGCGATTATTAATGAGCAGTTAAATCCAAAAGAGTTAACGGCAAAGTACGGCTATAAAAGACGTAAGCTACTATATATGGGAGTGCCTTTACCAGAAGATCTGGAAAGCATCAAAAAGGTTACTGGTGATGATTCTTGGCAGCCAGACGAATGGTTTGTAGTGCCTTTTAGGGCTAGTGATAATCTTGTTAGCCGCAGCTACAAAGTTTGGCATGATAATGTTCTACAGCAAATGCCAAGTAAGCTTATTGGCAAGAATCTAATAATCAATCATGACTGGGATGACGTTAGATCTAGCGTCGGTATAATATTTGATGGCTTCATGAGCTACGACGAACCAGATCAGGAAAATTATGAATCTGATACAGTATCTCAAAGTAACTATAAAATAATACAAGAAAAAGGCTATAAATGTGTGTATCTATTGGCTGCTATACATGCGTCTAAGCCACAAGAGATTATGGATATTAAGACTGGTAGAGTTAGTAAATGCTCTACTGGTTCTATACTATCAGATGTTTCTATTATTTGCCCCCATTGCTCTGAAGAATATGGCAGAGAAGTTAGTTTTTTTGAAATAGATGAAAACAGCAACTATATCTGTCCACACTCTATTCCCGGTGGCTACCAAGTAGAGGAAGATGAGCTAGTAGCAGATTATGCTATTTGGGACGGTATTTTTGATGGCATCGAATTATCCCTGGTAGTCTGTGGTAATCTACCAGGTGCATCTGTTATGCGTTAGTGTTATGCAGTAGCTTTTCTTTTTGGGAACAGCACCGCTACAATATCCGCATCAGTCCAGGTCTCATGCTCAGTTAATACTGGTTTGACCGATTTCGCGTTTACGTCGTTGACAAATAAAGACGCAATATTCTTACCATGCAGCTGAGAAGGCGGTCTTTCTAGTTGGAGTTTTAGGCTACTACCTCCAACTATTTTGAACAATTCTCCACCGTACAGGCAGTACTGATTCGTGTTTGGGAACGGCGTTGATGTTGTCATTGATATCACTTGGTACTTATTGGTACTTAATAGTCTGGCTTTATTCAGATTCTACCACTTGTGCCTCAATTGTCAATGGGTTCGACGAAAGATCTAGCGGATTTAACAGATTTGACGAGTCTGGTAAAGTAACTCTGTTAAACCTTTCCTCTAACTCCTGCTCACTAATAATTTCAAACTCTCCTGGGATTTGCAGGTGAGGTATAGGCAGACCTACCACTTCCTCCGTTGGTACTGTAAAATACCACTCTCCTTTAACTTCCTTTACAGTGTCCCAACTAGTCGTTTTAACAGCATTTAAATCTGGTAAACCTGTTAATGCGTTCACTGAAATGATTCCTTCCGGTGTAACTCTCTCAGCCGGAAACAAGTTTAACCCCACTTGATTGACATAATTTAGTGCTTCTATCGCGGCTTGTTCTGTCTTAAATAAGTAATGCATAATTTTAGGTATTCAATAATTTAGGTAAAAACTATTTGCTTGGCGTTTGTATCCGTAAAGGGGTCACTTAAATCAAGGTTATTAAAACTTCCATAAAAGTTAACCCAGTTTATTACTGCTGCGTCCTGAGCGGTAGTTGGCGTGCCATTAAATAATACTATAGATAACACCCCAGTACCATCCGCTAATTGAGTACCCCATGTAGCTGTAGTTACTCCAGCTGCTAAAGTGGCTGTAAATTTGTAATAACCCCTTGCTAATCCTATATAAACCGTATAGCTACCTCCCGCTAATAACCCATTAAACGTAATCCCTTTGCCATTTCCAAACACTATATTGGTCAACCCGTGCAAAGATTCTGTCGACGGAGAGTTAACTAAAGACTGGTTGCTTGTGCCAGATACTGGTGTCCAGGCTGTTACTGGATTACCTGTTATACCAGAAGTAGTTCTGTATGCTCTTGAGTTAGTTGGTACTGATGGTACTGCTGGTGCTGCTGTGCTAAAATCCCATGCTGGATTTCTATTGTTTGCAGCGCTAAAAGCTATCATCCAAAGCCTAGCTTGTTGCCCAGTTATACCATTACTAAAATTATAGGTTACAGCGTTAGCTCCAGTACCGTAAGTTGCGTTTAGGTTTTTTATTGCAAGCGCATTGGTATATGTGGCATTGTTTGTTTCCCAGGATTCCCATAATTGATTAACACCGGATTCAGCATTATTAGAGACTCGTCTGTTTATGTTAGTAGGAGAAGCAATTACTGAACTAAAAGTACCAGAGGAAATAGTAGTATCACTAGTATTAAAAATAGAGAATACTGTTTTGTTAGGGTTATTGGATAACCCAGCTGCAATACTAATTAAGATATTATCTAAAGAAAATTGACTAAGAGAACTACAACCCCACCATGCTTCAGTAAAATTTCTGCACGCAGCTGTATTTATGGCTGGAAAACTAGTTATAGACAGACAATCACGCCATGCTCCACCCATGTATTGCACCATAACTGTATTTATCGCTGGAAAGCTAGTTAGTCCACTACACGCACTCCATGGGCTTATAAAGTTAACTGCATTAGTAGTATTTATTGGTATAAGGGGAAAACTGGTTAATGCAGTTTGCCACGACCAGGTATCGTAAAAATGAGTAGCTAAAGAAGTATTAATAAGAGGAAATTGCAATAATCGTCCAGATGAATTTGGAATCCCTGCCCATGTAGCCTGTAGTCTTGAAGCTGATTTAGAATTTACAGCAGGAAAACTCTTTGTTAGATTATACATGTCATTATTAAGTCTTTGTCCATGAACACTTCCACCAAATCTATAATCCCAACTTGTTCTACTAGCAAGTTCTGTTGTATCATCCATTGGAGTTAAGGGGTTACTGCCTCTATTCCTTAACCATGTCTTAATTTTGCTATCATCATCCGTACTAGGTATTCCATTAACAAACACAAGTCCATTTATTGGTACATTTTCTCCATTGCCAAACACAAAAGTGCTGTTAGAAGCCAGATTAACTAAATCAAAATCTAGTACCGCATTTCTGGTAGTACCAATATAAACCCGTCCGTTATTAAAAGTGTTTAGAAAAGTAAACGTAAAAGTTCTTCCATTAAAGAAAATGGCATATTTACCCGTAGCATCAGTAGTTAAAGTGGGTTGAT